TCACCACTAAACTGTATCCTAAGTTTAAGAAGGATGGCAGCATTGCCAGGAATGCAGTCACAGAACATGGTGAAGGCACTAGGCTGACTACAGATGAACTAGTAGAGATGAAGAAAACTACTTCAGATTACATTACTAGAACTAAAGTAAAAGAAGTCTTAGTCTCATCTAGGGTACAGCTCATTGAATACTTACAAGACTTTGGATGGAAGCCTACTAAGTTTACTGACAAAGGTAGGCCCATGCTTAATGAGAAGGTGTTAGAGACTGTTACTGACATCCCAGAAGCCAAGCTGATTCAACATTACTTTCTCCTAGAGAAGCGCATAGGACAGCTTAACTCTTGGATAGAAGAGGCTGACTGCTCTAGCTTCAGGGTACACAGCCATGTCATACATAATGGTACTGTTACAGGACGCATGACACATAGGAAACCTAATATGGCACAGGTTCCTAGTGTACATAGTCCTTATGGCAGAGCTTTCAGAGCTTGTTGGCGTGTACCTGAGAACTATAAATTGGTGGGCATTGATGCTTCAGGACTTGAGTTACGCATGTTAGCTCACTACATGGGTGATGAGGATTACACAAATGAAATCATATCAGGAGACATACACACAGCTAACCAACACCTTGCAGGACTTGAATCTAGAGATCAGGCAAAAACATTCATCTATGCACTCTTATACGGGGCAGGAGATGAAAAGCTTGGAAGTGTGGCTGGAGGAAACAAAGACACTGGTTCTAGACTTAGAAAATCTTTCTTCGATAATCTCCCTTCATTTGCGAAGCTTAGAAATCGAGTATCAAGAGCAGTTCAAACCAACAACTTCTTGAAAGGACTTGATGGTAGAAAGCTTAATGTGCGTAGCGAACACTCTGCTTTAAATACTTTATTACAGAGTGCAGGTGCTATTGTAATGAAAGAGGCACTAGTGATTCTCAATCATAAATTAAAACCTTATGACACTCACTTTGTTGCTAATGTCCATGATGAATGGCAGATAGAAACTGAGGAGAGTATCGCTCATCAAGTAGGTAAGATGGGAGTGGATGCTATTGCAGAAGCAGGGCAGTCTTTAGCACTACGCTGCCCACTTACTGGTGAATACAACGTAGGTAATAACTGGAGCGAGACACACTAATATGGATAGTCTAATTATAAAAGATATCTACTCTAAACTTGATAAGTTAAATGATGGTGATATTGATTTATCAGATGAGACTATAGAGCAGACAGGAGAAGCTATTAAAGAAGTTATTAAGCAGTGGGCTACTCCTCAACCTTCTTCTAAGTTTACTGTAAGAATGTCTAACATTGGTAAACCTTTACGTCAGCTTTGGTTTGACAGTAAAGAAAGTAGTACAGCTTCTAGGATACCTCCTAAAACATTCATTAAGTTTTTATATGGTCACTTGTTAGAAGAGATTGTATTGATGTTTGTTAGGATGACTGATCATAAAGTTAGTGATGAACAAAAAGAAGTTAGTCTTGATGGGGTTAAAGGACACATCGATTGTAAGATTGATGGTGAAGTAGTTGATATTAAGACTGCTTCTAACTTTGGCTTTAAAAAGTTTGCTGATAATTCATTACATGAGAAAGATTCTTTTGGTTATCTGATGCAGCTTGCTGCTTATGAAACTGCTGAAGACTCCTCCAAAGGGGGATTTATTGCTATTAATAAAGAGACAGGAGAACTAACTTCTTATGAGCCAGGAGAGTTAGTTAAACCTAATGCAAGATATAAGATCGAACAGATCAAACAAGTCTTGCAGCAAGATAATCCCCCTGACCTATGCTACAAACCAGTGCCTGAGGGTAAATCAGGTAACATGAAACTAGATACTAACTGTGTATACTGTCCACATAAGCACACTTGTTGGCAAGATAGTAATGGAGGTGTAGGACTGAGAGTATTTAAATATGCTAATGGTCTGAAGTATTTAACCAGGGTTGCTGTGTTACCTAAAGTAGATGAGGTTGCTTAATGAATGCAAAAACTATGAAAAAGATAAACGCTAAAGTAGAAACTTTCTGTATGGCTTTGTTGAAAGAACAGTTATCAGATACAGAAGCATCTAAAGTTACTAAGAAGTCTGTTGTAAAAGCAGAGTATGCTAATAATAAATCCTATCATTACGCTATTGCGATGTCCTCTAAGGGCATGAAATCTATTCTAAAAAGAATGCTAAAAACTAAGACTCTTGATGCAATTACACTAGATGATGTAAAAGAATATTGTGCTCAAACAGGTAGGGGATAAGTGAGAAAGAAAAGAAATAAACGTCCTGCTGATCTTAGAAGATCTAAAGGAGGTTATGACTCTACGTTTGAAAGAGTCTTACATCAAACAGTTCTACAAGATTGGCAACATCATGGTGATCCTGTTGACTACGTTATTGAACATAAGTATGAACCAGACTTTGTTAAGTGGTTTGGTAAAAAGAAAATTATCATTGAAGCAAAAGGAAGATTCTGGGATCACTCTGAATATATTAAATATGTTTGGGTAAGAAAAACTTTACCTCCTAATACTGAATTAGTTTTTTTATTTGCTGATCCTACACTTCCTATGCCCTTTGCTCAGAAAAGAAAAGATGGTTCTAAAAGAAGTCATGCTGAGTGGGCAGATAAGAATAATTTTAAGTGGTATACATCTGATACTTTACCTGAGAACTGGAGAGCATATGAGCAACTTGAAGAAGCGATTGAATGATGCACCACCTTGTGCATGGGATGAGGCATACAACATTACTGTTATGAATGATAAACAAACAGAAGATTTAGTTAATTATCCTTTGCACTATAACAAAGGAAACATTGCCTGTATTGAAGCAATGGAAGCTATGCTTACAAAAGAAGAGTGGATAGGTTATCTACGTGGCAATATCTTTAAATACAACTGGCGATTTAGAGATAAGAATGGTGTAGAAGATCTACAAAAAGCTAACTGGTATCAAGATAAACTCATAGAAACTTTACATAAAGAGAATGAGCATGGCTAGAAAAATTATATCCCAGGAATACATTTACCTATCTGAAGTGCTACGAGTAGTGGATGGTGACACAGTAGATGTGTTACTTGATTTATCCTTTGGTGTATTTAGAAAGGTTAGGATTAGAGCTAATGGTATAGACACTCCTGAATCCAGAACACGTAACAAAGCAGAAAAGAAACTAGGTCTTGCAGCAAAAGCAAGAATGAAAAAGCTATGTGCTAAAAAGATTTATGTTGAATCTCTTAATGGAGGAAAGCTAGATAAGTATGGCAGACTTTTAGCTAACCTATATACAGAAGAGGACAACGCTAACATATGTCAAACTCTAATAAGAGAAGGACATGCTGTTAAGTATGATGGCAGTAAGAAAACTCACATATGGGCATAGCAATATGAACTGTTGGCACTGCAATACAAAGTTAATCTGGGGAGGAGATGTAGATATTGATGAAGATTCATTTATGTATGATGAATATTTAATTGAAACTAATTTACATTGTCCTGAGTGTAATTCATTTTTTTTAGTTTACTACCCAAACAACAAAGGAGACTTACATGACGATTCTACAATGGCTTAAAGAGTTTTTTGCTGTTCCTGCTACAGAAGTAAAAAATATTGTAGTGGAAGGAGCAGAAGAAGTAGCTACTAAAACTAAAACTAAAGTTACTAATGTTAAAAGAAAAAGAGCTAGGAATAAAAAAGGTAGGTTTGTTGCTGATGATCCTACGACTGAGAAGAATGAGGCTTACGAGGATAAATAACAATCTTATCTTTTAGTAGTTCACTATTTTTTTTAGTCACACACGTAGCTTCAACAGTATAGGTATGCTCTAAATATTCTTTTAACAAGGCACACTTATTAATTTGATCTGTGCCTTCAAAGCTACTGAATGTATACCACGTAGCTACAGTTACTAGATACAAAGTTGTAGTCATCTTTTATTCCCCCACAATAAAAAGGCTAACCAAATGTTGCAGCACTAGGTTAGCCTAAAAGGGGATTGGTTTAAATGTCAAACCTTTTAATACTACTCTATATTAACTACTAGAACTAGCCCATAGTCTAATTTT